AAGTTGAAGGTCCTAATAATAAATTCACTGACGCACACGTTGAAAATGGTATAGCATTAGCAAATGGAAAATCAGTCGAAGAAATTAATTTTGAGAGAGATGAAAAAGATGGACCACCACTTAAAGATGATAATTCTCTTAATGAAGGACAAGAAGAAACAGACGAAGATATTGAAGTTCAAGAACGAGAAGAAGACAAAAAGAAAACAGTCAATATAAAAATAAAAGAAACAAAATTAGCCAACAAGGTTACTGGTAATTGGATGAGCTCCGTTGACAGCCCAACATATAAGTGGACGTTGTACATTGTCAATAGCAACGTATTCAACGAGCCAAAACTGTTAGAAGGAAATGACACTTCTGCAATCAACACAGGTCAAGCTACTATAATTGCCGAGACAGGTGTTACTAGCGAATTTGCAATGGATAACTTTGCTATGATACAGACTGTGGTTCCTGGACAGGCACATGGTAATACTACACCAGGTATCATTCAGTTTGATCTGATGGAACCTCTTGGGTTTACATTTTTAGATAGAGTATTAAAAGCTGGTAAGGCATTGGGTAGGCCAGCTAACTTGCCATCACAACATTACGTATTACGTTTAGAATTTATGGGAAGAGATCCAGAAACAGGTGCTAGTGTGAAATATCCTAACACATTCTTTTACCCTATGAAGATAAATCAAGTGAGAAGCCAGACAGGACCAGAGGGAACCAGATATAATATCATTGCTTTCAGTATAATCAAACACGCACAAACAGAAGGAGTTGTGGGAACAGATTTAACTTGGAAAGGTGTAACTGATGTAAAAAATTGGGCAGAAGGTTTAGAAAAATCATACAACCAAGCTGAAGTAGATAAGTTAGATCCTTATCAAGTAGAAGCTATGGGACTAAGACCTTCTAAACAGATTAAAATTGTTTTTGATGACAGTACTACACTTACTGGTGACAGAGATGCAGGACTTGAAGGATTTACACTACAAGCTAAACCATGGGCGGCAACAGCCAACACGGACAAGGGTGGCGGGCAATCTGCTGACATGGATAACGTTGACACAAGATCTGGTCAAGTTAATGCTAAAACTGCACTTGGCCCTTTTATAAAAAAACAAATAGAAGCCAATTGCCCTGCGTTCGCAAAATATGTTGTAGAAGCAAATAAGAAGACAGGAGTAGTTTATAGTATACACGTTGAGCCAGATATAAAATATCAGTTAGCGGCAGACAACGTGGCACACAAGGCAGGTAAAGAAGTAAAACGAGAAGCTAAACTTATTACGTTCACAATTTATATAAAAGCTTCAACATCTGAGGCTAATGGAGATCCTGAAGAACATAAAAAGAAATTTACAGATCAAAAGTATCAAGTAAACAGAGTAAGAAATTTAACCTTAGCAAAAAGTTACGCATACCTATATTCAGGATTAAATACAGAAATATTAAATTATCAAGTAGATATAGAACAATTATATGTTAACCAAAAACTTCCACTAGATGGAATATACCATGCAGATGGTAGAGAACAGTTTACACCGACCACACCAACAAAGGTCACTAAATTCTTAGATGAGATTCCTTATGATGATACAGGAATTGATTTCAATGACTTGGTACAATATGTAGATTCACCTTTAGGTTTGGAAGAACAACAAAAAAGTGAAACTGATGGAAGTGATGCTCATATAGCTCAAAGGATACAAGCATTGGCGCAAAGACAAATAGATGCCTATAATTTTAATATGGAAATCAAAGGAGATCCATTTTGGCAGGGTAATACGTTTAAAGCTCATGTACAAGGAAAAGATAATTCACCCAACATAGCAAGTCAAGATTTATTAATAAGTTTACTTAACTACAATCCTAACGCAGATGATCTATTAGAAAGACAACAGCGAGGTCCAATTGATATGATTTCAACTGGAGTATATCGTATTACGAGAGTAGAGAGTAGATATCAACAAGGAAAATTTACACAAAACCTAGTAGGATTTAAAGATGTAAACACTAACCCAGTACTAGTATTAAATCAATTAATACAAATAACAGGAAGTGATAATCCTAGCTTAACATCAAGTGAAGGGAGTACATAATGGGTATTAAAAGCGATGGCGTTCACGTTAGTAAAGGTGCAAGGCAGAGTTCTGGATTTAACATCAATAATATAAGTGGACTGTACATTGGTGAAGTTACTGAAAACAGTGATGCGTTATTCACCGGTAGAATTAAAGTTAGAATATCTGACTTCGGATCAAAAGACACAGATAGGATATGTCTGCTGTCAACACCTATGGGTGGTCACACACCAATCAAAGAAAGTGGTGACGATGAAACCAAAGAAGCACAGGCTCCTGTAAGTTATGGATTTTGGCCTCAGCCACCAGAAGTTGGAACAAATGTTTTAGTTGCTTATACAAGCAGTCAGGAACAAGGTATAGTAGTAGGAAGTCTTATAGCTAAAGATAGAAACTCCATGATGGGAGGTAACGCCAGTGGCCAAGTTTATGCTAATGGTGAAAAGAGTTTAGGACCAGCGGTTGAGAAAAATCCATATGATCAAAATGATGCAGACACTAAACCTCTTAATGAATTTTTTCAAGCCGTACTAAATGAACAAGGATTAAGTTTAGATTATACAAGAGGACATAGTCAGAGTAGTGCTAGAAGAGAAAGTCCTAGTAAAGTGTTTGGTATAACAACACGTGGTGGACACACGTTCACAATGGACGATGGCGATAAAAAAGGTGATAGTAAAAATATTAGATTGAGAACACACGGTGGTGCTCAGGTATTACTTGAAGATACACATGGTTTTATTTTTGTCGTAACTCAGAATGGTGATGCATGGGTTGAGATGGATAGGCAAGGCAGAGTAGACGTTTACAGCAAAGGTGGAGTTAACATTCATACTGAAGGTGACTATAATGTTCATGCCAAAGGAAGTATTAATATGCAGGCAGAGATGGGTGTCAATATAAAAAGCACTGGTGGTGATGGATTAAAATTAGAAACAAGTGTCGGTAGCATTGACATATATAGTGCCGTTGACCTAAACGTACAAAGTGATGTAAACTACAATTTAACTGTAGCAGGAAATCAAATTATCAAAGGTGCTAGAATAGATATGAATGGCCCGGAACCTACGCCAGCTACAAAAACAACAATACAGAATCAAACACAGAATCAAAATGTAAAAACTAGTATAGCAAGTAGAGTACCAGAGAAGCATCCATGGTTAGGTGTTGAAGGAACGCAAGAAACGTTCAATACTGGAAAAGGAAATACTGCATAATGCCTTCATTTAACTTTCCAGATGTTATCAACGAAAAAACTCTAATAGACTTTAGTTTGTTTTCAGTAATAGATAATGATATAGCCAGTAACGAAATACTAGTAAAAGATTTAGAAGCTAGTGAAAATCTTATGAACTATGTTATTAGAACAATAAGCTGGACAGGATATAGAAAAACAATAGAAGGTGTTGAATATATAGGTTATAAAAATAGTTCATCAGAGAATTTAGAAAGCGAAGGATTAACTGAATCAGCGGCATTCGCTTTGTGGATAGAACAATTCAAAGATAAAGAAAGAAGATTTAAAAAAATATTACCACTGAATGCATTATCACAAAGCCAATATGATGGACTGTTAAGTTTATACTGGTTTACAAGTAGCATCACTACTATTGGTAATGATGATAGACAATTTAGAATATTTGATTTCATTAAAGAAAAGAAATGGGATCATGTTGCCACTGCTATGATACTAGGAGGACAAAAAAGAGTACAAAGACAAGCAGAATCCAAGATAATAATGTTAGCAGACTATGGACAATTCAAAGACAGGTCACTAATCAAAGAGCAAGGCATTCAACAGCTAGTAAAAGAGTATAGTACACGTCAATTAAATGATAAACAAAAAACACAAGCTGAATATGTATACTATGCAGAGACTAGTAGGTTCCTGCCAAACCTTTCTGAAAGCAGAAAAAGATTACTAGTAAAACAATTAGGCTAGTCATTAACTACTTACATAATAAATTGCATAAATAGTTGTATGAGCGATATTATAGGATATACTACTGTTGAACAGGCTTATACAAGTAAGGGTCTTTCTGGCCTTGAACTTGCTAAACGTGACTTGTTAAACCATTTTCACATACGCAAAGGAGAGAAATGGACCAACCCAACATTTGGTTGTGACTTACCTCTTTATGTATTTGAGCCACTAGATGAAGATACTATACAATCCATCAGAGAAGAAGTATTCGCAGTAGTAAACTATGATCCTCGTTTTGAAGTTAACGATACTAATGTTCGTGTGAGACAAGATGAACACTTTGTTACAGTTAACGTCAACTTAACATACATACCTACTACAACAGCAATAGATTTGCAAATTAAGTTCGATAGGGAACAGAACGCAGAGTTTTAATCATGGCACAGAAAACTAGACAAAATAAAATATTTGCGGCAGAAGACTATACAGTAGTTTACGAATCTTATGTGAATGCAAATTTTCAAGCATTTGATTATGATACTATTCGTGAATCTATGGTCGACTATGTCCGTAACACATATCCAGAAAATTACAATGACTGGATTGAATCAGCTGAATTTGTATCACTACTTGATGTAGTAGCTCAGTTCGGACACAACCTAGCATTTAGAGTTGATCTTAATGCAAGGAATAATTTTTTAACTACAGCAGAAAAACAAGAATCAGTTTTTAAACTGGCAGAGTTTTTAGGATATTCTCCAAGACGTAATGTGCCTGCGTATGGTGAAATGAAAGTAGTTGGGGTTAAGACTAACGAAGCTGTTATAGGTAGTTCAGGAACAAGTTTAGGTGGAACAGAAATTAAATATGAAGTCACTAATGATGTTAATAATTTAGATGACTTTATTACTATAGTAAATGCAGTACTACAGAATAGTAACCAATATGGTAGTCCCAAGAAAAGTGTAGTACTTAATAATATCAGAACAGATTTTTATGATATAAACAATACGCCAAATCAAATTAAGTTTGATATTGAAGGTACTGTGAGTGGATCTACAAAACCATTCAACGTTATTAGCAGTGACTACGATGAAACAAATTTAACATTCAAAGAAAAGTCTCCGGACCCAGTTTCTAATTTTGGAATGTATTTTAAAAATGACGGAAGAGGAATCAATAGTGCAAACACAGGTTTCTTCTTTGGAGTCAAACAAGGTAATCTAGCATATCAAGATTTTCCAATAGCTGAACCAATCGACGATAACGTAATTGATATTAATATTGCAAACGTTAATAATACAGATTGCTTTGTGCAAAATGTAAATGGAACAGGAAACCTTATCAAGGACTGGACCAAAGTTAAAGATGTTAACAGCAACATAGTGTACAACAATTTAGCATCTGGCATCAGAGATATATTCAGTGTTAAGACTAGAGAAGATAATCAAATATCAATTTTATTTCCAAATAGATCTTTTGGTAATATTCCAAAAGACACAATCAGAGTTTGGTATAGACCAAGTGAAAATAAAACATATGTACTAAGACCAGACGACCTAACAAACAAAAAGATTAACTTAAATTATACAGGTCGAGATGGTAACGTATATACTGCCGTATTCACTTTGCAATTAAAACAATCAATCACAAATGCTTCGTCAAGTGAGACACTAGATAGTATAAGAGAGAATGCACCAAAGAACTACGCAAGTCAAGACAGAATGATTACTGCTCAAGACTACAACACTATCTTATCTAATAACACGGGTGGAGTAATGAAAGTAAAAAGCATAAACAGAACATTCAGCGGACATAGCAGGTATTCAAAATTTATAGACCCTACGGGAGAATACAGCGACTTATATCTACAAGGTAATGATGCAAGGCTATATGCTGATGAAAAACTATCAACATCTTCAACCAGTGGTTCATATAATTCAAGTCAAATGTTTACCAAGTTTGTGAAAGATGTTTTTGACAATGACGAATACGTAAACTTATACTACGCAAAATATAGAAACGCATTCAGTGGATTAAAAGTAGAACATAGTTATACAACAGATTCTTTTGTATGGCAAAGCCCGAGTCAGACAGTAAGTGGAGTTAAGACAGGATATCTAACAGATGATAACAATGATATTGTTAGAGTTGGTAAAACTGTAGAAACTTATATGCAATACATAACACCGGGTGCTTTGCTTAAATTTACAACATCAAGTGGTCACAAGTGGGCAAAGGTAGTAGATGTATTCAATTTTGGTTTAGGAGTAGAAGGCATTGGTACAAATGCTGGTGAACCAACTGGTGTAAAAAATGACGGTACAGGATCAATTATACTTGATGCTGAAGTTCCATCTAATAGTACACTAGATATTATATACCCTGCATTGTCCAAAAATTTTAGTACAAATGAAAGAAATCTTATTATATCATATCTTGATGCTAAAAAATCATTTAGTATAAAATATAATTACAGAAATAAAAGTTGGGAAGTAGATACTACTCCAGACGCATTTAATCCTAATCAATTATTTCCTACTAACTTTAATTTAGCAGACGAAGATTGGTCTTTATATTTTAATTACGTAGGTGATCAGTATGATATACATCTTAGAACTATAAGATATAACTTTACTAGTAATTCAGTAAGGTTAGGAAATATTCAGAACGAATTAGAAATAAGCTCTTTCACTAAAAAAGCAAAAAGAGATTGTTTACAAGCACTAGGTGTATCAAACAATGCTATCGCTAAACTAGGAAAATTCTATGTTTACGGATACGATCAAGCAGTACAAAATACTTACAGAGTAGTACTAATTGATGGAAATGCAGATAGCAGACCAGATGATCCTGATGTATTTTTTAATACTGTAGGAAATACAGAAATATCAGTAGATGGTGTTTTCTACCCAGGTAAAGAGAATATGAATTTTGAATGGGAGCATATAGCTTCTGATAATCAAGTAGTTGATCCTAGCTTCACAAATATTATTGATGTGTTTGCTTTAACTACAGCATATGATACAGAATATAAAAATTGGTTGTTAGGCACAGTTCCAAATATGCCATTACCACCAACAAGCTATGAACTAGGACAGTTGTTTGCATCCATTGGCGAAAAGAAAGCAATGAGTGATACTATAGTTTACAAGCCAGTAAGATACAAATGTTTATTTGGTGCGAAAGCTGAAGATTCATTACAGTCAAGATTTAGAGTTATCAAACTTACAGGATCAAATATAACTGATAGCGATCTAAAAAATAAAACTGTTGATGCTATAAAAGAATTTTTTGATTCTTCAAATTGGGACTTTGGTGAAACTTTTTACTTCACAGAGTTAGCGGCATACGTGCATAAGAAACTAGCAGGTGTGTTAAGTAGTTTTGTTATTGTACCACAAGGTACAGGTAGTGTATTTGGTGATATGTTTGAATACACACCAAACAGTGATGAGCTTATCATTCCAGATGTAAGTGTTAACGATATTGACATTATTCAGAATATAACAGATGAGAACATTAGAGCAGGAACATAATAAATGGCTAAAAAGAAAGCAGGCCCGAGCAAGGTAAACAATATTAAGACTAGTAACTTTTTACCTAGTGTTTTTCAAACAGACATTAATAAAAGTTGGCTAGATAGTACCCTTGATCAAATGGTTTCAAAAGGACCACTAGGGCAAGTTAATGGCTACATAGGAAGTAACAACGGAAGATATTCAGTATCAAGTGATACATATATTAACCCTGTAGTTGATGCTAGTATCAGAAATAAAACTCAACTGACACCTGGTATTGTATCTTATAGTAATAGTAATGAATTAACTAACAAGATTGCTTTTGATGATATAGTATATTCAATAAATCAAAACTTTGATACTTACAATTACAACGCATCTTACTCAACACCTAAATATACTTTTAGTCCACCAATTGACGTTGATAAGTTTTTAAACTTTAAAAACTATAGATGGGTAGAAGAGATGCCCACATACGAAAGTGTGTATACTGGAACTACTAAGAATCCATTAATTGATTCATTGGATGTACCAGCATATAAATTAATAGATGATAATAATTCTTTCGTATTAGAAGTTGGTATGATAATTAAGTTCACTGGTGTTGGTTGGGCTACTGCGGTTAGAGACAAGACTTATTTGGTAACTGCAAATAATCCAGAAACACAATTAGAATTATATGTTGACGCCAATGGCAAGAAAGTTTATAATGATTATACCAAACTAGCAAGAAGAAACTTTGGTATATGGGATACAGGTGAACCACAAAGAGTAGCACCGAATACTTCAAATAGTTATTGGGCATCTAGCGATCAATCACCTCAATCACTTGTTGATGCTTACAATGCAGATACAAACAGATTGCCTGTATTTGATGGGTTTACTTTTTTAGGTGCTGATAGTAATGCTAATCAGTTTAGAAAAAATACGTTAATAAAGTTTACTGCCGGATGGTCTCATGCCGGAGCTTCTACAAACTCAGAATCAATTTATATCACGCAGGTAGATGAAACAACAAAAAATGTTTCGTTTAAAAAATTAGTTGACGCTACATTCAGCAATGGTCAATGGACTAGAACAAATGTGTCTGGACTTACTGCTGACGAAACTGCATTAATAGATGGATTAGATGGATTAAATGAAGATAATGAGAAATGGGATCACCGTCCACTTCTTACACCCAACAAAGATTATATTGTAATCGACAGAGCAGACGTTTATCAAACAGCCTGGAGTAGAGCTAACAAATGGGTTAACTTTGCTACTATCAATAAGATGCAAGAGTTAATTCCAACACACGATTTTACAAGTATATTAAGTGAAGACAGAGTTGCACTAAGACCAATTATTGAGTATAATCAAGAATTAAACTTATGGAACTATGCAGAAAAATCTTTGGCAACAAATAAAGTTGGCATGATTGATCACGGTGTAATAAGTGGAGAAGATTTATCTTACATACCAGTTGATTCAACTTATGTCTATATTGATAACAGTGATACCAAAGTTTATAAGCAAACTTCAACAACACCTACCGTAGTAAAAACTTTAGCTAACAATGATATCATGCAAGTTAGATCTGTAGCAGATCCTGTTTACGCAGATTGGAAAAATGCAGATGTTTATTACACAAATAATACAATTACACTAGGACAACAAAAAACAAAAACAAATCAATATCCATTATATAGATTTTATGATTACTATGGACGTCCATTGGAAAATGTAGTATCTACTACGTTTACTGGAGAAAAAATATTTGGTTATAAAGTTGGTACAGGAACTTTTGTTGACCCAGAGATTAATCATATATTAAGTTATAAAGATACGCCAAAGGGTGCTGAATATGAATTTGAGAATTTCTTATTAACTAAAACTTACAAAGTCGCATATGAAGATGCTGTAAAAGATAATGTAAGATATTCAAAAATGTTGAGAGGGTTTAATTATATTAAAAAACTAGGAAACTTATGTAACTTGTATAAACCTTCCGGACAGCTTACAGGTGCAGAAGAAACTAAACAGTATGAAATTACTATAGGTGACACAGAATTAACTATACCAGTTGGAAAAAATAATTGGAGACCAGTAGAAGACTATAGCATAATTGAATGCAAGGGCTTGACTCTACTAGCAAAATGTAATGACGATGGAACCTATAACGAGTCATATAAAAAGACTAGACATATGATTGGTGTAGAGCAAACGTTTACACTAAACAATTTAACAGGACAAACTATCACATTTAAAGTAGGTCAAGTTGATATTGAAAATCCTGGATCTAGTCCTATACCAGATGTAACTATAACCAGAAGCGGACATCAGATTACAATAGTTACTGGAGCAAATAGTGACGGTGATAACTTCACTATAATTGCAGATAATGTTGAGATAGCTTCAATGTCAGTTTCAAATAGTTGGGATGAATTATTCTACAACGTAACAGTAAATGGTAACAAAATTTCTAACTCATTAATCACTGTCAGTAATACAAGTGTAGTGATCAACGAAAGTGCTTTCGTAGTAGGTGACCTTATTGATTTTAGTTGGAGGAATAATGATAAAAATAATCCAACAACAAATATTAGTTTTCCTGAAACACTAAAACATAACGCCAACAACAAGTGTATAGAAACATTTACTATAAGTGAAACCATTGATCATTGGATAGATAAACTTGTAGTCACCCCAGGTTATTCTGGAACTATGTTTGGTGAAAATAATTATTCAACTATTGTACACACTCCTTATTACGGCGGCACTATGTTTGTACATCCAGACATTAGTATAATGCATGACGTAAACTATTCAGATAAGAATTTAAATATATCAGCAACACTACACGAACAAGCTAACGAGTGGTATGCTTTCAGACAAAGATTTTTAGCACAGGCTCAAAGATTATATTCTATAGGGTCAAATAATTCTAGTATAAAACTTTTAACAGAGTCAGCTATTAATGAAATTATCAGAAACAGAAAAGATTCAGAATTGTATATCAATTCTAATATGGTATACAGTAATACCTATGATACGGAAACATTTACTATATCAGATCTTACTGTAAAAGAATTTAAAACAAAATTTAATATGCATGGCGATCAGAATGTTAGAGATCATGTATATGTGTACCTAACTGAGAATGATGGTAATAATAATCAAGTAGAAAGAATATTATTAAAAGATGCAGACTATGAC